GTCATGCTGGTAGCACCAGGTGATCTTACAAACCCCTTATTGTTAAAGATGTAATACTCTTGTCCATCTTGAACAACGGGAACACCATTCTGTGTCTTCTTCTTGCTCTGCTCACGAATCTTACGAATATGTCTTGGATCAATATAACGAAGCTCTTTGATACCTTCGCGTGGATTCTTCTCATCGATGATCATGTGGTAATACAACCGACCATCAACATACCACTTCTTAAAAATATCATAACTATAGTCGTTAAACTCTAGAAGCTCAAGTACATTATTAAACTCTTCCCGAATAATTTCTTTAATTCTTTCAGGCTGTTCAAGATCATCAAGATTAATTTCGACAGGTTCATCTTTCGAATCCCCTACAATAGCTTCATTGACAATATCATCAATTGCCTGTTCAAGCTCGGGGTGTTCAGACATCTCCCTGTATTTTGTAACAAGCTCAGTTTCAGTACGAATCGAACCATCAAGGTCTACGTACGTGCCGTAGACACCACCGGCCTGAACGACCATCGCCCCGTCCTCATTCTGCTTAGGAGCGAATGAGACGGGGGCTGGGAGCTCTTGCCTTCTTTTTATTTCAAAGCCAAAAAGGTTCATAATTTCACTCTCTTATAATAAAGTATTAAAGTACTGGTCCTGGGCCACCCTCAATTTCATACCAATCATAGGCAAATGTCACAGAGAAGTTTTCAACGTTATCGGTGTTTTCCCAGTCGAGGTCAATTGTTGAAATCTCAGTTGGGAAGATGCCGTTGAAACGATACTTGCGAAGCTGATCGCCAGCCTTACCAAATTGCGTAACAATAGCTACCGACTTATAGATTTCAGGGGCGCTTGACCCACCTGTATTTAGATTGCTTTGCAGAGAGTTGATTTGGTTGTGCCACTGTTCCATGGTGTGACGAATAGCAAAGTCTTCGTCATTCATCACAGTAACCTGCCACTGATCGAATGTACGGTCACCTGCAATACGAATCTTACGACCGAAATATGGAATTTCGATTGGGTTGATCGTCGATGCTGGAAGTGACGTTGCTCTTACAAGAAACGGTACTGTGAAATCAGCAACATTATTGACAGGGTTAGTAATTTCGACCTGGAACAGGGTTGGACGAGCACCGCCCAGTCTTAGCCCTGCTCTGATTTCGGTAATGTTAAAAGCCATTTAATGATCTCCTTAACTTTAGTATTTATATGTTAACCAACGATCTCGGAGAACTCAATACCGCTTCTCACAGCCACAAAGTTGAGCTGGATGAAGTTGATTGAACGAGCTGGCTTAATGTAGATATCACCTACGAACCTGTTTGAATCAACAACCTGCGCAGTATTGTTTGTTTCGTCACAAACAACCTTAAAGTCTGTGATACCTCTACGACCCTGAACGTCTCGTAGGAATGGTTCCACGAGGTTTCTAAACTGAGTTCTTGTAAACTCGTCGTTGAATTCAAACATCAGTGAGTTAGCAGCTCTGGCAATCGCCTTCTCAAGAACAATGAAGAGACGACGAACGTTGATGCGATCGAACGCTGATGGTCTATTAAGCAATGTCTTATCACCGAATAGCGAGATACCCTGGCCAGGTGTTGCGATAACTGGGTTCGTACCATTCTTGTATAGAAGGTCTCTCTCAGCCTTATTAGGATTGAACGCAAGTCTAATTGCATTGCGAATCAAGCCGCGCGACGTACCAGCCGGTGAATACCATGGGTCTCTTGAGTTGTCTGTAACAACACACGTACCAGCAACGTCACCGTTCAGTGGAATGAAGCGATATACGTCGTTGTACTTGTCGTACATGTACTTATAGCCCGAGTCCATAACAGCGAACGATGATGAACGTAGAGCGTTACGGAATTCTACGATGCTTTCCGCTTCGCTACCAATGTTGTTAACAACGTCTGCTCGAGCTGGTGATACGAATACCACACAGTCCTTACGAACTTCGGCAATGTTATCAATCAGATAGTTTGCTTGCTGCTCGCCGTGTGTACCGCCAGTTGCTCTACCCGTGAGAACAAGTGAAATATCAACATCTTCAGCCGACTTGAACAGATCGTATGCGCGAGCTGTATCAGCAAACGGAATAGTCGTTTCGTCGTTGTCGACACCACCTTGGAACGAAATCGTTAGCGGAATATCGTTTGTTGACGATGACAGAGCAGATGCAAGAGCTGAAGCAGCGTTGCCTCTATCCGAAGCCCACCACACATACTGTGACTGATCGTTGATTACAGTCTTGTAGTAGTTGGTCGAACCGTCTGAGTTCTTAGCGTCCGTTGCGCGTGAAAGTGCCTTGAACACCTCAAGAACAGCGCCTGGCGCGCCAGTGAAGTCACCATCTTCGTCAACAACAACTAAGTGAAGTTCGTCGACAGCCGCGGTGTTACCGGTCGATGTCTGTGACTGATATAGCGAAGTCGAGGGCGCACGGTCGAACTGGTTGTAGTACTCCCAGTAACGAGTTACGGTGTTTGCGTCGATAGCTGTCGACAGCTTTAGTGGCTGGTCGAATGTAAGGTTGACGTTTGCAACCATCGTACCAGCATCGCTGTCCGCTGAAGTAACACTCTTCGATGTGATCTTCAGTGTTTGCTTACCAATTGAAGAGTTACCAACTTCGATAAGGTCTCCAACTGTGAACAGACCCGAAATGCTATCTGCATACGCATTAGCCTGGGTGTTTGTAACAGCCTGGCCGGCAGTGTTGATAACTTGAATCACACCACTATTTGCGCCAACCGAGATTGTTAGCTTCGTGCTGTCAAACGTGTCGTTAGCAAGACCAGCTGTGTTACCCGATTGGAGATCGAATGCTTCTGAGTAGGCATTTGCGCTATCGCAAACCGAGATCTTAAGTGAGTTACCGATAGCGCCAGGATACTTAGCAATGTACTCAACAGCCCCATCAAAGCTACCAACCTTTGCGTTGTAATCATCTTCGTTCTTAACTGTATGGGCAGCGTTGGCAGAGAATGCTGACGAGTTAGCAATCCCCGACAGAACCACAGAAGTGTTTGCAGCGCGCGAAACGTACAGGGCGTTTGAATAGCCAAGGAACGAAGCAGCTGTGAAGAATGTTTCTGGGTTGATAGCTGTTGGTTTACCAAACCTATTAACGAGTTGGTTTTCCGAAGTAATCAGTGTGCGTACGCCGACAGGACCCCAACGGAAAACACCTGCAATACCGGCAACCGTAGTTGCCACCTGAGGTGTAATTGTTGTAAGATCGATTTCAGAAACGTTAACGCCAGGACTGATTTGGAACCCGCCTCCGCCTGATCCAAAATTCTGTACCGCCATGTTAATCTCCTTTAGGAAGGTGTTTTTATTTGAATAATTTCTTTTATATTTATAAAATTACAAACTACAGCGACATCATGCGTTCAAACGATTCTGTATCCGGCCCAATCTCAATGATCTCATTATCCTCATGATGATGACCAGAATCTACGAAACCAAACGGTGTAAGTTCACTCTCCATTTGCTCTTCTGTTTTTTCTCTTAATTTCATTAATGTATTGATATCAGTTAAATCTTTAAAGTATTGTTGATCGCTCATCCACGCAAACAATACAAGGCCCATTACAAGATCATCGTTGCAACCCGATTCTGCTTCGTACGAGTGACCTTTTTTTGAAAACCTTGAAAGTTCAAAGATTGTTTCATGATCATTAATTATGAGCTGCTGTTGTTCGACAAGTAGCTTGAGCATTGAACAACCGATCGCCTTAACAGTCTTCGTTGTTCTTATACCTCTTTCAGCGTTACCAAAGCCACCGGATATACGTTTTCCTCTTGCTCCAGCGTTTTCAGTATAGACAATTGTTTCACATTCGTAGTCATAGTGAAGGGAGTCAACCACCTGAGCCCCGACATCATTGACTTCTACGAGGATCACAGCATCGTTGTACATTTTAGATACGTTATGAATAACGCCAGAATAATCTAGCGGTGTAATCATATTGTTTCTGTATGTACAAACCTGGTTGTATGGCATCTTTGTGATGTCAACAACCTGAAACGCTGAGTAATCTAGACCTTTACCTCTCGACACATCAACTATAATTACATATTTATTATCTTTCGAAGGTCGGTCATATTGCTTGAGACCATCGCTTTCCGCAATTGGTACTCTTGATATAAGAGTCTTAAGGCATGCCGATGAGAGCAACGTTCCAGATGAACCCTGAAACTCGCACTCGAATTCTTGCGAGAACTTCTCCAGATCGAAGTCCATTGCTGCGAGTGTTTCTTGCCTCCATTCATTATCACGGCCCGGAACCTGCTGCCATGGAACCTCTACGAACGCATAGCCATTCGTTCCCTGCTTAGCGCCTTCACATGTTTTATAGAAGTGGTTGAGACCATTTGGCGTCGATGTAAATAGAATCTTTGTAGTGTTACCAGATGAAATAGTAGGAAACACAGAAGCAAAGAATTCATCCCAGTTTTCAACGAACGCTGCCTCATCGATGTATAGCAGTGAGATAGATTTACCACGAATCGCAGATGATGAAGTTGCTGCAGCAATGACCTTGCAACCGTTCTCTAATTCGATCGATCCCTTGTTCCATTCTTCTACCCCACTCTGTAGCCAATCGGGCAGAGATTCATACGCAAGTTTAATTCTCTCAAGAATCTCTCTAGCCGCATCGCCCTTGTTAGCAAGAAGAGCAACCGTCTTGTGTTCGTTAAAAAGAATGTAATGGAGAATGATTGCAGCGGCTGTCGTTGTCTTACCAGCCTGTCTACTCGTAACAACGGTAACGCGACGATTGTTCTGTAGCTTGTCGATGATTTCTTTTTGATAATCGTACAGAGCAATTGGAATTAGACCATGGTCAACGTGTACAATCTTAATGTATCGCTCAGCAAAGTAGATTGGATCCTGGCTACAACGTAAAAACTCCTGAACCATTTCAGGAGTCCATTGTATTTGCTTTCTTGATTTCTTAAGTAGAGGGTTACCTAGGTAGCCTCTGTCTTCTTTATTCATCATCAGATTTCAAATCTTGCAACATTTTCTGTAGCTCAGCCGTAGATCCAACAAACAGATTATTGTTGACAGTTTTGTCTTTCTCTTGTGTACCTTGTAGTCTTTGCTTTTTTAACTGAAGATCGGCAATACCGGTCGACACATCTGCAAACGTTTTGATCAATGAGTTAAGAACTTCGTATGCTTTTGGGTGTTGAGACTGTTGAGCAATCGCAATCATATCCTCAACGGCCGCTTGACTTTTAACAACGGCATCATAGAGATTCTCTCTTGCAAAACCAAGATCATCATCCTTTTGCTGGTCAATAACGGCTGGTACGTTTGCGCGCTCTTCTTCCTTGTATACAGTGAGAGGAGTTAGCCCTAGGGCCTTATCAATATCGGACATTACAAGTCCTCCGTAAAGTCAATCAAGAACCCATAGTTTTCGTTTTCAGAAACCTCTGTAATATCTACAACCGTTGGTCTCGTGTTTGCAGTAGCATCACCATACCAGCTTGCAGCTGCTCCATTAGCATACTGTCCTGGATTGATCTGAATTGCTACAGTGTTGGCGATGGCAGTATTTGCGAGTGTGGCGCTGCCGAGTTTGGGCACCTTGATATTGACGTCGATATCCTTGATCACTTCAGATCTACGTGATGGGCCGAACAAGTACCCCTTCATCGTAAATGTTAATGTGTGTATAAGCGCTCGTCTCTGTGTGAAGTCGCCCTCATATGTATCTTCAGTCGTAATGTCATTGAATACAATGGGAACATCATACTTACCATCAACATCTGGCATTAGGTTCACCGAAGCTGTCCACTCGGGTGTGAAGTATGGTAGAATTTGCTCGATGATCTTCGTACCGTCCTCTGCGTTCTTAACCATAATGGCTAGCTGGAACGTAAAATCATATGGCACAGGGCTATACTGATACGTCATCTGACCCGAGTCATACACCTTATGCAATTTATTCATTGTATTCAGCTTGCGGTCGGGCGCGTAGTTCATTGTAACTATCTCAAACGACATTCTTGGAAGTGTAATTGCCGTTGGCTGGTCTAGCCCCGTATCCATATTGACTCTTGCAAGGAACTTTTCCTTTGGACCATACGACAATGGAATCCGAAGAGTCTGAATAGTAGCTCCGGCCGAATTTTCTCTGTTGATATAGATGTCGTTGAATAGCGTTCCAAACAGAACAACATATTTACGAATCGTGCCATGGGCCCACGTTTGTCCGAACATTATACAACTCCTTCACTGAACGGATCGATCTCACTGAAGTCAAAGATATCGTCTGCTGTCGCTTCTGTTTGTAGCTCAAGATTGTCTGAACCATAGTCTTGAGTTTGTGTATCGAGACTGTAGTCGCCACGTACAAGAGGATAACCATCTTGATCTGTAAGAACATAGCCATCCTGTGTCTCAAGAGCAAATGCAGCCATGTCAATCGAATAGTTTGCTTCGATAGCATCGATCTCTGCAATACCTGTTGACAATCTCTCGCCCGAATATTCATAGGTTTCACAAACGAGATCAAATACCTGGAAGCCGCCAAGCTGATAGAAGATTGATCTATCG